CCGAAATTACACGATTTTATATCCACTCTGGTACTTTTACCTATTAACATAGCATTCTCAACATGGCTTTAAACAACCTCCGCAACTACTATCAAGAACAACGCGATAGATTAATTACTGAATGGTCTCTCTTTCAGAAACACGATCGAGACTCAGAAGTTAACCTTGACTCCATTAACGACGCCGATCTTCGACGCCTATATGACTCATACCGACACAGATTCGAAGAAGATGAACAATACCGCTTATACCAAAGCGAGTTCAACTCTATCCTTGAAGAATTCAAAAACAAGAATTCTCTTCGTAACGAACCTTTTCAATACTACAGTATTGATCGCTTCAACGATTATCCTACCAATCGAACTCCTGCCCTTGGAATACATCCAATTCCTCTCATATACCACAAAGGACAAACTGTCACCGCAACTGACCAAGTCCCTGAATCAGGCTTTCAACTCCATCCACTCATCAACTATCTTATCACGAATAAGTATCCCCAATACCGAACGTTCATCGATAAATATTGCCGACCCCTTGGCACTACTGATGCTACTTTTAGCGACTTTAATCGCCCTCAGCAACCATCGAAACCCATCGACCCACTCCGACAGGCTCATATCCTAACGCACATTCACAAACGCTTAGCAACCTCCCCCTACCTGCCTCTACACTACGTCGATACACAACACGCCAAACTACCCCTCCATACTGGCACTGGCTATCACAACCGATTTAGCTATACCATTAACGCTCATGCCCGCTATTCACGCCCCGAAGAATACAAAACCAAGCACACAAGCAAAGGTTATTACACCAACGCTTTCCATGAAGGTGCACGAACTCTCATACACCATATCAAGCAACTTGGCACTCCATTTGATCCCTCAAATCTTCTTCATGAAACTTCAGCCCAACGGCTTAATCGTTTCATTAATGAATATCCTACAATGCTTTTCACTCGTAACCACATATCCGATCGAGATGGAAACCTTAAGCAACGCCCCGTCTACGCTGTAGATGAACTCTTTCTCACCATTGAGACGATGCTCACTTTCCCTCTTCTCGTTATGGCTCGAAAACACGACTGCTGTATCATGTACGGCCTTGAAACCATCCGTGGCTCAAACCACTATTTGGACTTTACTGCCCGCTCTTACAAGTCTTTTTTTTACAATAGACTGGTCACAATACGACCAACGTCTCCCTCGCGTCATTACCGACATATACTACACTGACTTTCTCGAAAGTTTAATTTCTATATCTCATGGCTATCAACCTACATACGAGTTTCAAACTTACCCCGACCTCACAGAAGAAATGATGTTCAAAAGAACATCTAACCTATTATGGTTCCTTCACACATGGTACAACAACATGACCTATCTATCATCAGATGGATTCGCATACCGACGCACTTGCGCTGGCGTACCCTCAGGACTATATAACACTCAATACATTGACTCTTTTGGAAATCTTTTCCTAATTATCGATGGCTTTATTGAATATGGCTACTCTGATCAAGAAATTGATCACATTCTTCTTTTCATCATGGGTGATGACAACTCAGGCTTCACGCACTTATCAATAAGTGAACTTGAATCATTCCTTTCCTGGTTCGAAGACTACGCTCTTCACCGTTATAACATGGTTCTATCCAAATCGAAGTCAATCATCACGATTTTCCGCAACCGCATCGAAACCCTATCTTATCAATGCAACTTTGGAATGCCCATCCGCCCTCTTGACAAACTGGTCGCTCAACTCTGCTACCCAGAGCATGGCCCTGTAGACAAATACATGTCTGCACGTGCTATTGGCATTGCCTACGCCGCAGCCGGAATGAACTACACATTCCATTGCTTTTGCGAAGACATCTACCAAACATTTGCTCCTTATGCAGCCACCCCCGATACTGAAACTTTCTTTAATATATTGAAATTTCTACCTGGACAATTTAAGATGCTAGATTCCTACTTTGAGGAAATCAATCTTACCTACTTCCCTTCAATTCATGAAGTTCGGAAAAAATACGCCGAATGGCAAGGTCCCCTGGACTACGCTCCAAAATGGAACTTCGCCCATTTCGTAAACGCTCCAAATATCGTCCCACCCTCTGTCAAAACAATGGCCGATTACCGCATCGAACATAACGTTCAACGTGATCCAATCCCCATCCTTGAAACAGTTGGCCTAGTTTACACACCAACTAAGGCTTAATTTTGCCGTTTTCGTTTGTTAAAACCAAACTTTCACTGCTTTTCATACAAAATCAACGAAAAAACTTAAAACCCCC